ACCGCATACGGCATGGGCACAAACTGGAACGCTTCCTCCACGACTGGCCGCCCGTGCTTGCGAATCAACTGGCCGATGGCTGGCCCCACCATCCCCGGCTCCCCCCACGTCCCCGGATACAGCACCCGCCCCGTCTGTCCACCATAATGCTTGACGGTATAGGCCCGATCCAGCAAAACTCGAAATCCACCCCGACGAAGCCGGATACAGAGATCGGTATCATCGTGCATCAGAAAGGACTCATCCAAGACCCCGACCGTCTCCACTGCGGCACGACGATAAAACGAAAAACATCCTTGGAGCATCGCCACCGACCAGACATGCTGACCCGGCTGTTGCGCCTCAGACACCCACGTCAAGGACTGCGGCCCATAGCCATCCGTCGTGCCGATGCCGACCATGCCCACGCGGGAATCATCAAAGTGTCGTAGCATCCGATCCATTGAACCGAACAGGCCCGGAAGCATCACGATATCATCGTTGCTCACACACACGAACTCCGCCGCGCTCTGCCGCCATCCGGCCAGCACCCCGCGAGTCCATCCCACATTCTCTGGCATCTGAATGATCTCCACCCTCAGCCACGTGGGATCAATCCAGGCCACGGACTCCGGCGACCCATTGTTGACCACGAGAAACCGAACCGGGATTCGTGATCCCCACCCGTTCTGTTTCGCGCTGTTGAGGAATGACGCGAGAATTGAGGGATTGTCTTTCGTCACCACAATGCAATCAAACCGATCCATTCCGCTCTCCACAATACACGAAACTGATCCCGTTTTTCGGATCCCCGATGCCGACGGTCGTGAATCCTGCCGCTTCCGCCAATGTCGTCAAACTCTCCACCGTAAAGGCATGGCAATGCTCAGGGTTCATGGCCACTCCCTGCACCTTCCGTTCATCCGGCACCGCAATAATCACCCGACCGCCTTGACGCAAGACGCGATGCCAATCTCGCAGGACACCCAGGGTATCCACCAGATGTTCCAGGATGTGTTTGGCGACAATCCCGTCCACGGTGCCCGTCTCAAACGGCAGGGGACGGTTCAAGTCCGCCGCCACATCCGCCTGCGAGGCCTGATGACCCAGCTGGGGCACCGCCTCACCCTTCGCGTGAAGATCGACCCCAATCGCGCCCGGCACAAACGGGAGATGCCCACACCCCACGTTGAGAATTGTCGCTCCGGCTGGCAAATACCCCATCATCACCGCTTCTTCCGATCCCCCCACCCCCACCTCAGTCTGCGGAGGCAGATACTGCGTCGGTTGCCCACTCACACATCGGAAATAGTTGAGAAACCCGTGCCGCTGAATGAGCGCGGTGTGCAACGGATGGAGATGCGCCTCCGAATTCCAGAACGCCCCATGCTCAGCCGTCCCGGTCTGTGCGCCATGGTGATACACAAACACACTCCGATCCGCGATCTGCGTCCAGCCCGCCTGTTGAAACTGCATCCCGCGGTGCAGATCATCGGCCCCCGGCATCGTCAGATCAATCCCTCCCACCGCTTCCAGGGCGGCCCGCCGATACAACACAAAAAATCCAATCAGATAGGGCACCGCCCAGAAATGGTTGTCCTGCATGTAGCCCCCCGAGGGTGCCCACGTCATGTTCTGACACCCCATCACAAAATTGGAACATGGCCCGACCGCCCCGACCGCCGGATCACGAAAATGCGCGAGCAAGCGCCGCAACCATTTATTGTTTTGTGGTGGCAGAAAAATATCGTCATTGCACAAGCCCACGATGGGGGCCGTCGTGTGGGTCATCCCCAGCGCCAGTCCCCCCTCCCACCCAAGATTTTCTTTGGCCTGCACGATCTTGAACCACGAGGTCTCCTGCTCAAAACGTGACAGACTCTCTTCCGTGCCATTGTTGACCACAATCACCCGGCACAAATCCGCGATCTCAACCCCGGAGAGTTTGAGACTCGACAAAAATCCGTGCAGGAGTTGCGGATGATCCTTCGTGACGCAAATCAGGTCAACGTAGGCCATGACTCACACCCCCCACGTCACGCGGGCATCCGCTTCATCCCGCGGCACTTGTGGCACCGGCACATACCGGCTGATCGATCCCATCCCATTGTCCACATCAATCCCATGATCTTTCCAGTTCTTCAGGGCGTAGTCTTCGTCCACAATCCTGGGATTCGTCAGATGCCCCGTCTTGATGCTCGTGTCACAAAAGATATGGGCGTTCGCTTCCCGTTTCGCCTTGATGCAGAAAAAAATATCTTCCCCCGTCCCACTCATGGAAAAGAAGTAGGGGGGCGTCATCCGTCGCAACACGTCCACCTTGATGAGCACCGCATGAAAGCCAAGAGCATCACACTCCACCAATGAGTTGCGGGGATATTTCGTCACAAACCGCGAGAGGAAGTAGGGCTTCTGAATCGCCGCATCAAACCCCTGCTCGATCTCATAGATCACCGGCAGATGCGGCTCGTTGCGTGTGAAGGCCAACGGCCCCACAATGTCCACCTGATGCGCGGAGAGTCGCTCAAAGAGATCGACAGGAAAGGTGCCATCGGAATCCGTAAACAACAGCCAATCCGCCTTGAGTTCCAACGCGAACTTGGCGGCGTACTCCCGGTTGATCGCCGTGAGCAACCGGCCCAGATGATGAATGTAGAACTCGTAGCGCGGCAACGTGCGATCTAGCACCGACCGTTCCTGCAAGACCCCATGATGAAACGAGAGCAGCCGGATGTTCACCAAGGCTTCGGTTTGCGTGAATCCTTCATCAGGAATCGCGTGCAGCACCCGCACAATGGGCCGGGGATCGGGGTCGTGTCCGTTCGACTGGACTACCGGATCAGTCGCAGCCATATCCCGATCCATTCCAGCCACGTCAAAGAGACGGGGGCCCGCAGGTGATGGCCTGGACAGGTCCCCCGTCGTATCATGCGATCGGTCACCAGTCGGCCATCTCGTTGACACCGAAACACTTCTGGTGCGCCTTGATACACCCAGTCCCGTAGTGCCATCACCTGACTCCTTTTCCCCCGACCGGGGGGCGTTGCCGCCCCCCCCTACTCGACTACAGGCAGCGCAAGATGCCGCTGGCGTAGGTCGCCGTGGCTGCCCGCGACAGGGTGTCTGTCGGAGCACTGATGCACATGGCGTACTTGAAGCCCACGTTGCCGTAGTTGGCGGTGGCCAGGGCGCTAAACAACCCACCCGCCTGCGCACCCGGGGTAAACAGATCACCGAGCGTCACGGTCACACTGGTACCCATCTGTGATAGATAGATACTTGCCGCGTACCCCCAGCACTGCACCCGACCCCGCATGTTCGCCGCGATGTCCGCCGCGGCCACGCCGATCCAGCCGGGGATATTCAACGGCTGTCCCGTGCGCGTCAGCACTGCCTGATGGCCGTCCGCCGAGGCCGCGCCAAACGCCAACGCGACCGCATACCCCGTCGTCATGGACGACGCTTCCGTATTCAGCACGGTGATAAACACCCGCTCCGCTTCCGTCCGATTGATCCTCTGAATATCCATCTTTCTAGTCCTCCTTCTCGTTCCGCACCCGCATCATCGCCGCAGGATGACTCCTACCGCAAAGCGCGGGAGCGAGAAGCCGCTACAGCCCGATGGCCCGCCACCGCCCCGACAACGCCTGGAGATCGTCGTAGGTCAGGACGGTATTCTTGTTAGTGGAACTATGCACCTGTTTGGCCTGGGGAGGGGTCATCGCCCCTTCCATGGTCACATTCAGGTCATCCAACTGCGCCAGCCCGTGAGAGATCGTCACCGAGCTATCCCCGACGGCGGTGGTAAACGTCCCCCACACCGCCCGGCGATTGCCCTGTGCGCCACTCCCGACGACGGTGACCGTGACGGCCATGATCGCCTCCTTACGCCGTGACCGCGGTCAACTTCCCGCTGGTCCGACGGTTCGATGTGGTGAGCTGCCCGTACCAGAGGATCTGACTCGTCTTGGCATCCTGGTTGTCGGGCTTGACCCACGGGGACGCGGTGAAGTTCACTTCTTTGTCCGCGACCAACTCCAGGTACTTCGAGTTGAGCATGAACAACTGGTTCGCGATGGCGTTCTCATCGAAGAAGAACGTCGCGCCCTTGAACTTCAACTGCTCGAATCCCGCATCCGCCAGCTTCGTGTCCGTATACCGGAGCTGGGCCTGCGTCGCGTTCTCGTAGGATTCGTAGATGGTCTGCGTCGCCACCACGAGATCGGGATGATCGTTCGCCCGATACTTCGAGAGCGTATTGTACAGCGTCCGCATATCGCTGATCCCCTGCGCCGCGAACGACCCGGAGGCCGTGGACGTGGCCTGCCAGAACGCATTGCCCGAAGACGCGATATCGCCCACGGTGCCCGTGGTGGCCACCAGAATATCCAGGGGCGTGATCGCGTTCGTGACCTGCGTGGGGCTCCAGAGGGCCTGCGACATCTTATCAATCAGCCCCGTCTCGGCCTGCAACGTCCGAGATTTCAGGAGATTGATGAGCCGATGGCTCTCCGTGTTCTGCCGGACTTCGATCCCGGAAATGGTCACGGAATCCGCCAGCTGCGTCCACTTGAACTGCGCCGCCAGCATGCCTTCCTGGGGGGTCGTGTCAATCATGCCGTAGCCGGAATACCACGCTGCCGTGGTGTTCTTGCCAGACATCAGGGGCACAATCAGCGACGCGCCTCCGTCCTCCGTCCGCTTCCGGCCCTTCGAATTCAGCCAGTGCGTGAGCGGCAATGCGGTGTAGATGTTATCCTCCATCGTCTCCCGATAATTCGAGAGCGTGGTGGCCAGCAGGGAATCAACGGCGGTTCCCCATGTAAACAACGTGGTAGAAGCCATCGGTAGGGTTCTCCTTCGTTAGCGACCCGCCCCCACAGCTTGAAGGGCTGCGGCGGCGGATTCGTCCCAAGACATCTTTTTAGACGGGCGGGCCACGTGCGCGGCTGAGCTCGATGCGGATTCGGTGCGGGCGGCAGCGTTCGCGGCCATTTCGGTCCGCGTTTGCTGCTGCGTCTCCCGGACAATGGAGTCGTACTTCGCCAACCGATACGCGGATTCGAGGTTGCCAGCTTCCCCGGCTTCCAGCAGATCCGCCATCTTTGTGCGGTACGGTTCCATGTCCGGATGACTCGCCTTGAAGGTCTCAATGCTCCGATCCGTCATCACTTGCTCGGCTTTTTGGGCCACTGGACCGATCAAGCGTTTGGCACGCTCTTCCGCCCGTTGGTCGATCAACTGGATCAACTTCTCCGGGTGGGTGAGCATCTCCGCCATGTCGTCCGCGGTCATCGTCGGCTGTTCCGGCTCAGGGGCTGCCGCAACCGCCGCGTTCCGACCCGCGACTAACGCTTGAATATCAGGACGGGCCAACAGGGCATCGAGCAGATTCGCTCGCTCCTGCATGGTCTCCATCCCTTTACTCTTCTCGGCCAGGCCCTGCATGCGCTGCGTGAAAGCGGCCTGCATTTGCTTGTGGCGTTCCTGCAACTCCGGCGGAACGCTATCTGAGGACATGAACTGTTCGATGACAGGGGCCGGGGGTTGCGCGGCCTGGGTTGTCGTCGTGTGTGCGGCTGGAGAAGCCGTACCGGGGCTTGCGGCAACGGCCGCAACCGGCGCGTCTAGGATTCCAGGTAGGTCGGGCATCTTACTTCACCATCGAGGTCGGCGGCAGACTCTTCATCGCTTTCGCCGCCGCCTCCGCAAACGTCGAGGGACCCGAGGGCGTGGGCGGGGGCATCGTGATCTCCCCGACGGTCAGGGTCACCGTCCCGTCGGCGGCCACGTCCGCCACGTCCGCCATCACGGAGAGGGTCACCGCATCGCCCGGTTTGAGGGACGCCGCTTCGGGGGTATCGGCCGGATTCAAGGTGAGTTGCTGTCCCTGTTCTGGTCCGGCCATCAGATCGGTTTTGTCGAGGGGAGAGACGGGGACGGGGGGCGGCGTCGCGTGCCGGAGTTGATTCGCCAGCATCGGCTGCTTAGGAGGCATGGAGTCTCAGCCGCTTCGCCATCAACTTCCGCCTCTGCACATGCTCGGGGAGATTCGCATACTGTTGACCGGAGACCGCAAATTCGTTGGCGACCTTCTGGGAGACCTCGCCGCGCTTGGCCGCGCTGAAGAAATAGCGTTGCTGGGATTTTGATCGGCTAGGCATGTCGCATCACCAAGTTCCTGTTCCATCTTGGGTGAAGTATGCATAGTGTCTGGGCATTTGTCAAGCCCCCCCCCTCCGCAATTGCTCCCGCGCCTGGTGGAAGGCCCGATCCATCCCCGCGGAGGTCTGGGCCGCGAGCCGGGCCTTCCCGCTAATCTTCGGCGCGAGACTCGAGCCGCGTTGCCGATCCCCGGCCTCCCGCACCCCCAACTGTTTCATCAACGCCGCCTTATGCCCGCGAGATCGCACCAAGATGGGGGCCGACCCGACGGACAACTGCTCATCCAGATACGGGCGGCGAAAGTAGATGTCGGGGATCGTGGGCGTGGAGTCGGCGATTTTCACGACGACGCCCTCGCGCACGGCGTAGATCGCCATCAGCCGTGGGGCGGCAGTCCCGCCCCCCCGAGCAGCGCCGCCAGTGGATTGGCGGGGGGCACGCCTGGCCCCGCCCCGCCGAGTCCGGGCGGGCCTCCTCCGATCCCGGCTGCTGGAGGTGGGGCTGATGGCAGGATACGCTCTGGAGACTTGATGTCCAATAACCGGAACAGTTCCCCGTACACTTCCCGCTTGCCCTCCCACGTCCAGAACGTCGGATCCTCTTTGATGAGTTCTCGCAGGACGCTGATCCGTTTGAGTTCGCCTTCCTTGTTGAGGGGGAGCGAGGACCCCGCTCGAATCTCGACGTCGAAGTTCCCGAGAATGTCATCTTTGGTGTAGGCAAACCCCGTCTTGGACACCCCGAGTTTCCGGGTCAACGCCTGCGGGAAGTCCGGGGGCGGCCAGATCAGCCCCTGCATCCCCGTGATGCGCACCATGCGTTCTGAAGAAAACTTTTGTTTCATAATCACGACCAGATTCTGCGCGATCTTTTCGCAGAAATCTTCCACCACATCCACCCGTTCATCAATCCGGGTTTGGCCCCCCCGCGCAATCATCTGCACTTCGCCCAGCGTGCGCCGTTCCTCCAGCACGCCGCCGCGGGCGATCTCGGATTGGCCCAGCACTTCCCGGAGATCGGTCTTGTTGGAATCGTTGGTCTTGTCCATGTCCGGGCCATACGAGATGTAGTCCAGCGGCTTCACTTTCTCGATGTTGGTCACTTCGATAATGGCCCCGTCCTGCGCCTCCGCCATCTTTTCTTGTTCTTCCTGTTTGATCTGCCCTTTCTGGGCCAGCAGCATCCGCACAAACTTTTTGACGTGCGACACCTGGGCGGTCCGGAGCGCGGAGATCACCCGGAACTGATCTTCCGCGTAGATGAGATCGGGCAACGCATAGGGTGAATCGGGCGTTTCGTTGAACGAGAGTTGGGCAAACGGCACCCCATCCGTGATGACCGGCCACGGATCGTCGCGCAAGAGCTCGTCCGCCTCCTCGCACACGGTCAGCACCCGGTGGGTGTCCAGGTCACAGAGTTCCCAGAGTTCCACCTGTTGCGAGTGCGCGGCCACCTGCTCCCCCGACATGCCGACCGGCACCAGCTTGGCGTCCAGGGTCAAGGTCCCTTTGAGGGTCGCCGTCACGGACTTGGCGTAGAGCGGATCCTGTTGCACGGCCTTCAGATCCCGGATCACCCGCTGGCCCACCCATCGGGCGGAGTCCAAGGTCTCGGCTTGCGGATCCCAGATCAGATCTCGCGGTCTCACCCGCCTCAGAAAGAGTTCATCGCCGGTGGCCATCGGGCCATCCTTCGTCTGTGAAATGGTGGGGAGATAGCCGTATTTCACGAGCCCATAGCCCTGCGTCACGGCATCAAAGATGACGCGCTTGATGGTCTGTTTGGCCTTCAGGTGCCCCCACTCATAGTTGATGGCGGGTTCGAGAATCTTGGCGGGCAGCACATCCTGCAGCCGTTTCGGATTCGTGGTAATCCAGGGATCACGAAAATATAAGGAGGGGATCAGAGAGCGGACATACGCATAGGCGAGGTTCACCGTCACCTTTTTGCCTTTCACCTCGGTCGGGAGGGTCTCATATTTATACATGGCCAAGGATCGATCCCAGATCTCCAGCCAGGGCTTCTGGGCTTTGAGCCCGATGTGGATGCGCCCTTTCCATTGCTCCACGGGGGACATCTCCAGCCCCGTGCCCGGTTTCTGTTTGGCCATTAGCCCCACCCCAACCGCAAGGAGGGGCCGTCCACGACCGGCGACCGGGCCCGCTTGATTTGCTGCACGAGCTTGTCCCATGTCGGCCCATGCACCACCGCCGGTTTCGGAGGACGGCTCGCCGACAGGTCCGCGCCGAATCCATACCCGATGGCGTCGGGGAGATCGCTCCACGCATGCAGCGGCTTGCGATCCCGCTGACTCCCTGCCTCCGTCTCCGGCGGCCACGCATAGCGGCGCAACGCCTGATCCGTCATTTCACACGTCCGAAACACTTTATAGTGCCCCGTCCGAATGGCTTCCGTCACCCGGCTGTAGCGGGAAATAAAGTCCCGGGCCGCGGGCGTCACCGGCATCCCCATCGCTTCCAAATCCAAGATTTCTTGCTTCGCGTCATCCCCCACCCGCACCGTCCAGTACAGGGCCTCGCCCACGAGCCCCAGCAAGGTCGCGTGCCGATCTTGGGTCGTGCGGCCCCGTTCACAGGATTCCCCGTACTGATACCAGACCCCCTGCGGATCAATCGCCATCGCCGCCATCGCGGTCGGATCGGACGCCCCCGTATCCACCCCGATCACGCGTTCCCACCACACCGGGAGGTCAAAAGGGTCGATCAGGTGGTCATCCCCGTACTCGGGATACACCGCCCCGCTGAACTGCTCGATGGAGGCTTCATACTCTTGCCGCCAAAACTGCGCCGGTTGGGTCTCCCGCATGTTCGCCACGACCTTCGCCATGCCGGGGACCGCGGTATTGTCCACCGTTTTCCACACCCAGACCGCTTTGCGACGGTTGCGGTCGGGGTGATCCTCCACCACGCCATACCGATTGACCATCGCCGCCCCTTCGAGAAATTCGTCCCAGACCCAATCGCGCCCGTTGGGGGTCGTCGCGCCCCAGAACCGCGACCACGGTTTATCCATCCGCGTCTGCACGACCTGCCAGGCTTCCCGACTCCAGAGCCGCAACTCGTCACCGCACACCCAATCGGCCCCCACCCCGCGCATGGCGTTCGGCTTGTCCGCATACAAGACCCACGCCACAGACCCGTTCTTGAGTTCGTACTTATGATCGCGTTCCGAGTATTTGCCGATGGGCAACAGGAGTTCATCCAAATAGGGGCGGAGGTTGCGTCCGTGCATGGGATAGTCCGGCGAGATAATCAGCCCCACAGAGCCGGGCATTTTCATCATCGCAATCTGACACTCGACAGAAATCGCTCGTGATTTTCCCCCTCGGGTGCCCGCCATGCAGACTCGGAGTGGCGCCGCCGAGGCATGAAAGGCTCGCTGAAAGGCGTGGGGCTGATAGGACAGCGTGAGCGGCGCGCCGGGGAGCGTGGCGACGGTCATGGCGTCGGCTCCGGATCAACGGCCACCCTGACTCCCGTGGTGTCCAGCGTGTCCCACCCACTCGCAAACCCGATGTTCAGGACAATCGGCGTGGTCCCCGAGGGCGTCTCCTGCAAGTCGCCTTTCAATTCATGGATCAACCGGATATACCCCAACCGCGTTTTCGGGTCCTCCCGCATCACGTCCGAGTGCCGCGACTCCTGCATCGCATCCAACCCCTCCCGCGCCCGGGCCGCCAGCAAGGTGTCGGTGATGCCCGCTTTCGCGTAGATGCGCTCGATGGCCCGCGCAATCGTGGGATGCTTCGCCAGCGCCGACCCTCGGGTTCGTGACACGCTCCGGCCTGGAATGTTTCCCGTGGAATACCCCGCCCGCTTCGCGGCCTCCGCCTTACTGATCCGCGGATTGTCCGCAATCTCCTTGATGAACTGTCGCTGGCGCACCGTCAACGCTTTCTCGGGTCCCATCGTGTCCGAAGCATACACGCGCCGCCCCAGAAAGTCAAGGGCACCCTGGCTCTTGACTTTGCCGGGAACATGATGTAGAGTCCGTGCCGTGGACAGGAACCCGATGTGACGTTGCGAGGGCCGGGGATCGCTTGCCCCCTCCGGGGCGTGCTGTCCACAAGCACCCCGGCCCTCCTTTGAGGCCGTCACGATTTCTCACGCCGTATCAGGACTACGCCGCGACGCGCACCGACGCGCCTCCAATTTTCCACGAAGTCCTCTCCCACGCCCTCGTCGGCATCGCCCTCGGACGCACCACCACCATCCCGTTCGCGGGGGGGTACCTCTATCCCAACCTCTGGATTGCGCTGGTCGGGCCGCCGTCCGCCAAGAAAAGTACCGCCCTCAGCATGGCTGCCCGCATCCTCCGCTTGACCAAGTTCCAATACTGTCTCGCCGCCGACTCGTTCTCGTATGAAGGGTTCCTGCGGCAGTTGGATGTCAACAACGAAAATGGCAGTCCATGGAAATTGGCCATTCAGACGGAACTCCGCGACCTCCTGAGCACGATGACCAAGGACTACGGGGCCGGGCTGGACTCCTTGTTCATGGGTCTCTCCGATTGCCCCCCGTTCCTCACCCGCGCCTTGTCAAAAGAACAGTTCGTGGTGGATCGTCCCTTCCTGAGTCTGGCCGGGGGACTCACCCCGGACGGGTTTACCACGGTGGTCAGAGAAGAAGCGTTCGGGACGGGGTTCCTCGCCCGCTTCCTGTTCATCCCGTCGGTGCCCACCGACCAACTGGACTGGCCCCCCGGCCCGGACGACGATCGGGAACGCGCCCTCGGCCACGCCCTCCAAACCTGCGTCGTCAACCAGCCTCACGACCTCCAAAAACTCCTGCTCTCTGATCCCGCCAAAGGCCTGTTCATCGCGTGGCAGCGCAGTCAGCGGCATTGGGGGGATGACCACTCGGACTTGATGGGATCGGTCGGGACGAAACTTCAAGTCCTTCCCCTCCGGCTGGCCTTGACCTTCCACGCCGACCGTGACCCCTCCGGCACCCAGATTGACACCGTGGACATGGAACAGGCGGTCGAGACCAGCCTCCGGTGGCGCGACCAGATCAAGGGCTGTCTCACCCAAAACCTCACCTTCAACTACGAAGAACGCAACGAACGCACCATCCTCAAAATCCTCAAAGCCTCCCACGACCCGCTCACCGCCCGCGAGATTCAACGCCGGGGCCATATCATCGAAAAATACTGTACCCCCATGTTGGCCACCCTCAGGGAACAAAAACTCATCGTGGGGTCAGGGAATATGGACAACCCGAAAAAGATGCTGTATGCCATCAAACCCCCAGAACCCGCCGTCGAAAACCCGGAGTCCGTCCCGTTCTGACGTGAACCACGCCCCCGCCCCACGATCCCAGGCGACCTGTCACAAACACCAACGCGACAAAAATGTCCTCCTCAATGCGTTTCAGGAACCAGAAAGAAACCTAGGCCACTTCCAGCAATCCTGTCACGCCTGTCACGAACTGTCACCGCGACACATCAACCATCCACGCAAAAAGTGTCACAAAAAACTTTGTGACAATCTGTGACAGTTGTGACAATGCCCTATTTGCCACTTCCAGCCTACTACAAAAAGACTCCGCAAGCCTATAAATGCCTATAGGTAGTGTAAGACGAAAAAACTATAACGTCTTACGCTACCCATCCGTGGCCTTGCCTTGCTGTAGAGTATTACCTTACAGAGTCTAAACCCAAAACCTGGCCTCGCCACCTGAAAGGTCTTTGTGACAAAACCCAGAATTACATCCCTCGCTTCAAACTCGGGATGTTTCACACACTCAACACCAAGACCAAGGCCGCAGTAGGCCAAAAGACGCGCTCAGAACCCACAACCGTAGTCTGGCCCATTCTTGCCCGAAGATAGCCTCCTAGGCCACGGGACAGGCCTCCTACGCACTCCAAGACCTCCCTAGCCGCCTCCCCCACACCCCCACTACCCAAAAAATACCCCACCTCACCCTTTTTAGTCGCACGGGGGGTCATCACAGCCCAAATCCGCCCCCAAAGGTCAAATATCCAGCCTGAAAAATAACAGCGGGCGGGAGTACGACTATTTTTTCGGAATTCGCGCTCGCGTTCCCTGCCGACGGCGATCTCGATCCCCCGCTGACCGCCGCAGGAGCGAACGTAGAGGAGATACCACCAGAAAATGGTATGTCTTCACGGCCCGTAAGGGCAAAATAACGCGTTTCCGGCTGATTATCTACCTCGGTTGAGATGGGGATGGCATAATGACCGATATCCGATTAAAATCTTTATGTTAAGTAGTGCTGAGTGGCACATCTAGATACGATTGAGGGGCGTTTCCGTGACGTTCCCCCGCGCGAGCGCGACGTTCTCTCCACTTGTCCATCCATTGTTAACCATTCCCCCACGACGGGAGAGGAGTCATTGTTAACCATCTGGCGGGGTCTGGAGGGTTAACAACGAGTCTCGCCGTTCGTCGTGTGGACACTTGCCATAGAACCCCTTAGCGAGGTTGCAGTTATGGCAGAGCAGTTGAAACCCCGTGGGGAAATAGTTGCGCTTCAGCCACACATACATACCTTTATACCCCGAATGTCATTGTCGCGGCGGTGCTTGTTGCCACCCCCAGCAATATGGTCTATGCCTAGGAAATGGTCTTCGGTTTCACCGCAGCAAGCGCATCTGTTCGGCCCGGATATCTGGGCCGAGTTCCTTTTCGATGAGTTGTTCGGTGGCGAGGCACTCAAGGCAAAGGGTCGCCCCTGTGAGTGGATAGCCCCGCTGACAATGCGGACACTTTGGGACGTTCCTCTCTAGGAGAGTCTAGCACATCCGCCCTATAGAGAGAGCGTCCCCAGGGCAAAAGAAATATGTCTCGTCGGTGATCGTGGTATTCCTCGTCGTGGGGGCGTGGGGAAAATAAATCTCCCGGACCCCTTGACACACGCCGGAAGTGTGCTATCATTCCGGTGAGATGAACGAGCAGACGCCAGCCCACGGCAGACAGTTTCAAGAGGCCAGCGAACGGAAGCAGACAGCCCTCCTGTGTCTGGCTCGTTCATCCGCCGTTCGTCTGGCCTCTTGTCCTTTGGTGACGTACCCGCTTCAGGATGGGCGGGAGTCTGGGACAAAGGGAGAGCACATGAACGGATGGCTAGAGGAAGGGACGGCGGAGTACGAGCGGGTCTGGGGGGTGCTGGCCTCTCGCGTGGAGAAGGTGGGATCATTGGACGGCTGGCAGTACCTGGGGGTACAGGTGACGCCGTGGGGGGATGCGCACCGGTTCCGACTTCGGGCGGGGATGCCGGGGAATCCGTTTGCGTACAACTGGATAGAGGACGTGACGGCGCGCGTGGCGGTGCCGTCGTGACGGGATCCGCGGTGACGTGCCGGCGTTTGGATGCGCCGGAGGCTGGGACACAGGGAGGACACATGGACACACAGACGATGGAGAAGGTGACGCGGTGGAAGCCGGAGGGGTCGCAGCTGCTGGCGCGCGCGGAAGATGTTGGGGTCGAGGTCTGGGAATACCAGAAGGGGGACGTGCTCTCCGCCATCGCCTACGCGGGGAAGGGGCTGAAATCGGTCTGGCATTACCGGTTTCGGACCCGTGAACGCATGATCGCAAAGACGGCGGAGCTGATTACAAACTACCGGGCGCATAAGAAGCGGATCACGGAGTCAAGAGAATCCGCCCGGGCCTTTCGGCATCAACTCAAGGTCGGCGACATTCTGACCGGGTCGTGGGGGTATGACCAGACGAACGCGGAGGCGTGGCAGGTGGTGGAGGCGTTGCCGTCCTCCGTGAAAATCCGGCCCGTGGCGCACAGGGCCGTAGAAGGCACGGCGGGCTTCATGTCCGAATCCGTGGTGCCGGTGAAGGATCAATTCACCGGGCCGGAGCGGTTGACGCGGGTTCGGCCCACGTCTGACGGGGTAGGGAGTTGTTCGGCAAATGAGTTCTGCTCCCTGACGAAGTGGACGGGCGGGGCGCAGTATTCCTCATGGTACGCGTGAACATCATGGGCGGCGAGAAGCGATTGCTAGGCCGCGTTCAGGATGGCGCGGGGTCAAAGGACAGGGAGGGTACGAGGATGAACGAGATCAGGCAGGCACATGCGGCGGCGCTTCACGCCGACGAGCAATACATGAAGGCGGAGCAACGCGCACGGCTGGCCGCTGATCGTGACCACGAGGCGTGGCGGAGGTACCATACCGTGCTGTCGGAGGTCAGGAAGTCTGGCGCGGCGATCGGGGCGGGCCTGGGCGGGGTGCTGTAATGGGAAACCATGAGACGAATTGGGGCGCGGAGGCGTGGCGGGAGCCATCCATCCCGGCGGATGCGGAGCCGGTGTTCTCCGAGTGCGGGCGGGTCATCGGGAACGTCACCTATCGCTCTCATTGGTTCCGGGTGACGCGGGAAGCGTACCAGGGCGCGTACCGCCTGTACGTCAAGCACGGGGCGGGCGAGGAGTCTTTCTCTTTGGGGTACTCCTCCACAGCGAAAACGACCGTGGACGCACTCGCGGGCATGGGGTCGGATGCGCGGTATCTCGCGTTACATCTGCTCTACCGCGTCCACACGGAAGCGCGGTACGCCCAGCGAGACGAGACAGCGAAACTCTACATGACGGCGTTTGTGGAGGGGCGGCTAAAGAAGCGGAAGGTGCGCGGGCAAGGAGCCTATCGGGTGGAGATCCAGCAACCCGTGAGGGCAGCGGTGTCGGCATGACCCGCCCCTTGGGAGGTGAAGCGATGAGCGAGGATCGGGCGGCGCGGCTCAAGGCGATCAAGCGTACCTGTTCTTCGTTTGGGTGTGGCGGGAGAGACGAGTGGCCGGACACGCCGTCCCGCCAACATGAGGAGGGATGCCCCATCGCCTTCCTCCTCGACGAGGTGGCGCGACTGGAGAAGGAGAACGCCCGGTGCGACGGGAACGGGGGCGGGTGCCGATGCGAATGAGTGATCCGACGACGTGGACGGCGCTCCGGTCGTGACGGACTCCGCGGGGATGGCGGAGCGGGAATTCTCGCGGGCGATTGGTCTCGCGTGGGAGAGGGGGCGGAAGGTGTACGCGAAGGTGTTGAGCCAGACGGGGGACTACGGGCGGGCGCGGGCGGCAGAACAGGAAGCCTATGATCGGGCGATGGATGGGGCACGGTGACGGCCTCCGCGCGGATGCCGGAGCGGGACGGACAGAACCGGGAGGGTAAGAACATGACGACGAAGCAGGAGACGGAGCCGCACATCGTAGATGAGATCATGCTGCATCGGTCGCGGTGCTATCCCGACCTGCTGGCGGCGTGTCGGGCGATTCGGGCGCGGGTCGTGGGGGAGTTTGATAACCCCGACCTGCTGGTGTTCGGAGCGTTGGGGGAGATGCAGGACGATGTGTTGAGGCTGGCCAATGCGGCGATCCGCCGCGCCGAGTGGGGCGCATGACTGACCCGATCCGCTTCTGGCTGGTCGGTCTCTGCTACCTCCTGGCCTGTCTGGTGGAGGGGTGGAACCCGTGACGGCAAAGTGTGGGGCCGGAGGAGTGTACTCACCGAATCCCGGCGAGCCGTATGACAACGCCCTCCGGCCCCCCTTCGTTGTGGTCGCGGGCACGGGAAGGGGAGGTAGGAGATGAGCGTGGAGATTATTCATCACAAGTCGTGTCCGCGTCTTCAGTTTTGGGACGCCTCGGAGTCGGAGTGTCCCTGTCTGTGTCCGAAGGGATGGCCGAGAAGAATGAAAGGGAAGAAGCCATGACCCCGAAGCCGCCGGTCAAGGCCGTCGTGCTCGAGCAGATAGCGAGGGCGATCCAACTGGCGCACAAGCGGGAATATCGGTACTCCCACTATTGCGCGTGGCGATGCTGGGAGCTCCTTGCCAGAGTCGCACTCCGGGCGATGAGGAGGACGAAGTGACTGAACAGGAACTGGACGCGATTGAGGCGGGGCTGAAGGAGGCTCGTGCGATTGGTGGCGAGGTTGATCCCGACCCGTCGCTTCGGCTCATCGCGGAGGTGCGGCGGCTCAGGGACGAGCTGGCCCTGTTTGACTCAATGATTGACGCGGGACTCTCGGCCCATCACGAGAAGGGACTGCTGACCCTCGGCCTCTGTGAGCTGTGCGGTGTGCTGAATCAAATGAAGCGCGACATTGGAGAGACCCTCTCGGAGGGCGCGGGGACGAAGGCGAAGGGATGAGCACGATCCGGATATGTCAGAAGCATCTCGGCATGACGACGGTGGGCGCGGTGAGCTGCAGACGATGTGGAGACGGAGAAACGTGAGAACCGAGGAGGATCAGATGAGTGGATTCAGCAAGCCGCACTATCGGCAGGGCGACGTCTTCGTGGAGCAGGTGGACGCGGTGCCGGACGGAGCCACCAGGAAGGGACGGGAGGGCGATCTGATTCTCGCCTTCGGAGAGGTGACGGGTCACGCGCACCGTATCAAAGACCGCGAAGTCGAGGAATTCGAGATCAACGGCCAGCGGTTCATGGTGTTGAAAGACGCCGCGACGATCACACACGAGGAACACGCGGCGGTCACCCTCCCGGCGGGCAATTACCGTCTGGTGATCCAGCGCGAGTACAGCCCGGAGGCGATCCGCAATGTCGCCGACTAAGGCCAAGACGGATCACGAGCGATATGTCGAGGCGTGTACCTATCCGGGCCGTCTCGATGGGGGAGCCGTCGAGCAACATTTGGCGGAGTATCTGACCGCGCTCGGGGTGCAGCGGAAGATTGTCAGACTTCCGCGAGGTTGGCAGGTTGAGCACTATCCGTCTTTGTGGAGAACCATCAAGAACATTCTCCGCGACGCCCTCGCCGCCCTCACCGCCCGCGCCGCCCGCGACGCCCGCGACGCCCTCGCCGCCCTCACCGCCCGCGCCGCCCGCGACGCCCGCGACGCCCGCGACGCCCTCGACGCCCGCGCCGCCCTCACCGCCCGCGCCGCCCTCGACGCCCGCGCCGCCCGCGACGCCCTCGCCGCCCGCGACGCCC